AACTGCGTCATTTGCTCCGGGGCCTATTTTAACTTTGATTGGCATCCGCTTTAATTTCCTTTACAAGCTGTTGTGTTTTTAAGACAGACAATAAAATACTGTCGTCAATAACAGTTGCTTTAAAGCCATCTAACTTTTCAATAATTTGCTTAGTCTTTCCCTGCATCTCTGAATCATTTTTTATTTCTTCTAAATTTATGGATTTTTTTAATTCAGACTTTAGTCTGCCAATCTCTTCATTTAAAAATATTTTCAAACTTAGCGCATTGTCAGAGAATGAAGAAACATAATAATTTAATAATTGTTTTTGCTCAGGCAAAAGTTGATTGTCGTATTTTTCGTTAAATTTATTAACAAATAATTTATAAACAGTTTTGTCTATTTGGGGAGCGTGTGATTCGTTCGCCGGCACTACCATCATTTCATTTATTAATCTATTTTCTAAAAGCACTTTTGTTTTTGG